GTGTGCTCTTCCGATCTGGATGGAGAGAAGAAATTGTTCTTGCCTTTACCCGTATGGGCTACAAAAACAGTGTTACCAATCTGCACAAGATCGGTTCTAGGTAGTGTGAACTCAGCGGCAACTGCTGCTAGTACAACTTCTTTTGGATACTTTAGGTCTGGCATGTTGTATGCGGACATAGCAACAATTTCAGGACCTTTTAGCAATTTCTCCTTACTATTAACTAGTTCCATTTTACACCTCCCGTGAAAACAACGCAGCCGAGTATATGTTACCCATGCCAGCGGCAAGGCTGAGCATTAGGCCCTCGGGGGTGGGGGCGTCAGAAGACAAGAACACAGAATCATCCTGAGTTCTATTTAGGATTTTCGGCACGAAGCCGCTTTCTAGGTCGCGTAGCAACAATCCAGTCTCCAATAGTCCGCTAGCACCCATCGTATGCCCAATACGTGGTTTGTAGGATGTTGCTACAAACTCGTTTAGAGAACGTAGGAGTGCCGATTTTTCCGCAGCATTGTTGACTGGCGTGCCAGTTCCATGCGTTTTAACTAACCTTACATCATTTTGATGTGCTTTGGCTACAAATAATGCACCTTCGATAGCTTTACTAAAGCCCGACCCGTCTTCGCGTTGCCCTAAAGGGTTTGTACTGTCCTCTGCGGAACTATACGCGCCGACAAATTTAGCTAAAGGATCAGCCATACCCGCGTGTTCTTTCTCAAATATAGCAACTACAGCGCCTTGTCCAATATGAAATCCTTGGTTCTTGTCGTCAAACGCAGAGGGCTGGCGCTCTCCTTCGTCTTTGTACTGCAAGCTAGCGCCCGCTTCACCAAAAAACTCTAGGACAAGGTTGTTCACACTATCCTCACCACTAAAGACAATAACCCGATCAAACCCGTAGTTATCCATCAATGTTTGCATATTCATTAGTACATGTAAGCTAGATGCGCAAGCACTAGCGTCTGTTGACACGTGATCGTGTACGCCAAACATACTTGCAATCCGACCTGCGTAGATATTAGTCAACACAATAAATGGTACTTTGACTTTGTAATGCAGTTGCGCATCAGGGTTTTTGTCATACCGCCCGTTGTTGCCCATCCAGCCTTGATTACCAGCGGCAAAGATAAATCCAGTCTTACCTTTGACGGGGTTGTCAGCTACATAGCTACGCAACTCGTCATCAATGAGGCTTTCTATCAGCACGTGTGGGGGGTACTTTAGCCCAGACTTTGCTCTACGAAACGTATTCGGCAAGATATGAGCATGTTGGGGGTACGGTATATCGTCAATCAGAGTAGTATCGGTTGTGCACGCTGTGCGGCACTGAGTCATGTAAATCATGCTAGCTCCTTCACAAGTGCGTTAATCGAGTCAAACTCGTCTTCTGGGTCTTTTGTTTTGTGCTCTTCGATGAACTCTTTCAACAACTGCACACTTTCGTAAGGCCACTGTTCATTGAGTTCTTCGTCTTCAGGGATGCCGTAAGCCTCTCCAAGCACAAAGAAAGTTAATGTTACATCTAAACTGTCAAGATTTGTCACGTCTTCAGTTATAGCTGTTTCAAGGGATTCGGCAGGGATGAAGTCTTTAGTGACTACTTTTTGCGCTGCGCCGACAGCGTTAAACAACTCTAAAAAATTAAAGGTCATGGTTCGCTCCTGTTATAGGGTCCAACCAGTATAGACGGTACGTTACATTAGGCAAGCACACACTATGAGTTGCTAACAAATGATATATCAATGGAGGCCGATGGCACACCGGGGTGAGGTGATGTTGCCGCCTCTGTATGCAAGTTTAGCTGTGTGTCCCCCGTTGCCCAGTAAACCTCTATATAATCATCTGCGGTTAAATCTACAGTAAACCCCCAGTGTATAACGTAATCATCATTACCTTTTACATCAAACATATGCCCCGAATACGCTATTGCAGAGCCATTTTTCTGCTCCCATACAGTTACAGGAGTCTCACTAGAATTGTTATGTTCTAGTTGTAGCGTTACATCAAACTTGTAAGTGCCAGCATTTTGAACGTTTATTCGGCTATTGTTAGAGAGCGTAACCCCACTGCTATATACCGTATTATTAAACGTAACTGCATATCCTGTATTAACATTAGAAGCAGTTTGGTCTTGAGTGCTATAAAAGGCACCGCGAGGCATGTATAAGAACTTACCCCCGCTTTCGGTGCTAAATAGGTTGTTGAGCGAGTTAATAAACCGATTAAAGGACAACCGAAAAACATTACTATTTTGGTCCATAAACGGACGTTGGTATTCTTCAGGCGCTAGAGGTAAGGCAGGCGGTTCTGTACGCTCAATGTCATTAGCCATTAACGCCTCCCGTCAGGGCGCATGTCTACTCTAGGAGACCCAAGTTGCCATTTAACTCCAAGATCGGTAGATGCCATTTCTATCGACATCTGTCGTCCACGTACACGCGTATTTACCTGTCCTGTAAATTGCTCAATAGGCACTGTAGCCGTACGTGTTACCGTACCTGTCGCACTACCTCCTTCGGAATACGGACTGTTGTAACCCGATCCTGAGTTAGCAAGAGGAAGTAATGTCATAGTGGCGCTAGGAGAAGCGGCGGTAGACCCCTCAAATGTGACATCCGGTATGATACGCCATACAAACGCAAATCGGTCTCCATCATCTATGTCAAATTGTCCAGAGGTAATTGTCGCTGCAATTGGTGCAGGAGTACCTGTTTGGTTGTCATCAGTACCTTGCTCATGATTTACAAGATTATAACTGTACGTAGCCGCTAGAGGGAAATCGCGCAGACCAGAATCAAGCCACGCTGTACGGGCTAAAGTACCGTAATACCACGTTTGATCTAGGTAATTAAACACCACATATTTGTCTACTGTCTCGCTATTTGTAGAGCAGTAAAACCACCATACTTCGTGAAAGGCTTCGTTTGTACCTGCAAATACTTGGTCATACTGCAATGTATTAAAGTCTTCAAACACGTAACGACGCACGTTGCATGGGAGTGGTTGGCTACGCCCATCGTACATATAGAACTTATCTTTGCCCATCCAGAAAGCCACACCACTAGCAAAAGCCACAGTGTTTTGAGAGGCAATAGATATGTTATCTCCGACCAACTGAGCGCCCCATACAGCGGGTGCACCTTGGTATTGCAATGAATACAGCGAAGAGTTGGTCCAAACGAGGACCTCTTGACGTGCTTGTTTAGCCGCAACTATCTCAGTTCCCCGTGACAGTCTCAAGGACCCCGCTTGGTTTGTAGATGCTGGCGTCCACTGCGCTACATTTTCTTGATCAGACCAACGGATGAGCATTGGGTCAACTGTAGCACTACCAACATCATTAGTACCAAAACAAAACACAAAACGGTTTATATCTGATACTAAAATCAAATTCTGCGAAACAGGTACGTTAGACGCACCCCCAAGAGATGACAAGTAAACACCACGTGTATTTACCCCATTTGTAGCATCCCAGTAGAAAATATCGCCCCCACGAGGGCCAAATACTAGGTCTTCACCAAAGTTAGCTTGGCTCCATAGACGTATGGCTTCAGTAGAAACACCGCCTGTACCCCATACACCAGCACCCCATGTGCCACCACCCCAACCAGAGAGCGGAACTTCGTACGGTTCGCCCGTACGTATTTGATACGCACCGACTACTGATGACCCGCCGTTGCCTGTGTCTGATGCGTTAGCTGTAGCTGTAGCTGTTATAGTGTATGTGTTTGCATCGGATACTGTTACGATTTGATACTCAGCGTTTAACACGTTGGCTGTTATGTTACCGCCTAACGATACAGCGCCACTAAAAGTAACAAAGTCGTTTTCACGAGCGCCATGACCTGCATCGGTGATAGTCAGAGTTGCTGACCCATTAGTAGCCGCAAATGTCACGTCTCCCGCAGCGGTAGTGCTACGAATAGGCGTAATGTCATTGTACCCACCACCCTGTTCTAAATAGAACTTGAGGTGTGTGCCAACGCCAATAAGATTGATGCTACCTAAAGTAACCCAGTTCCATAAAGATCGACACACCCCCAGAAACGAAGTTCCTGAGATACGTTGCCAACCACCTATTTTTTCGGGGAAGCCCTGTCTGAAGCGTACTTTATCGCACTCATACCATCCCGCTTCATCGGTGTAGCGTGTTACTTCTCTATTGATACCGGGTTTAAATACTAACTTCTTTAGAGCCATAATCCACCTACATACTTTCGCCAAAGATAGGAGGTAGTGTAGTGACTTCTATAGCTACATGCTGCTTTAGATTTAATGACGCACCGCAATCAGAACAAGTATCTGCTTCAAGTTCGGCTTCATCAAGATCATATCCACAGTGTGCACAGACTACATGCACCGTATGCTTTGGTTCTACACCGCTTTCAGTATCTCTAGCTTCTACGGTAGTTTTCATACTACACCACCAATTCAAAGTGAGGGCCATCAATAAAAGGCCGCTTGCCTTGACTACGACGTAAGTCTACGTACGCATTCATAGCTTCTTCCATTGTACCATCCCACTCGCGGATGTCTGGGATATGCCATGCAGCCCCCCAACGAACTCCAACTCCGGCAGCTTTAGCGCCCTCTTTCATGGCATCTGCAAGGTCATCGTATAAGTTCAATTCCCATGAACCTCTTGACCCAATATAGGCCATAAGGTCTACAGCGTGACCGCCAATATGCTTAGATTTCATGGTTTTACTTGCGCCTTTAGCAACAAGTTCTCGTTGTTCTTCAATGGTTCGTAGACCACAAATTACACCAAAATCGACTTTTGTGACGGCAATAGCATAGTCAACGACCGCGATTAGTCCGACATCTACACCCTCCAATCTGTCTCGACTACGTTGTGATAACTTAAAACTCATTTTGCTACGCCTTTCGTTTTCTCGAATGATCTGAGACCGCCCAGACCCAACATACCCATTAATACGGGCATCATCACGCTCATATCGGCCTGTGGAACTACTACTCCAAATCCGGCTGCTAGGGGTGATATTACAAAATTGACGGCTAAGCCAAGCACACAAACGTGCCCACATAAGGGCCTCCAAGACGATTGAAAGAAGTTTCCTTTAGCGTCGGCGGTATTTAACGCAATCTGCGCTAGGGCAATCTCCTGCCCATGTTTTTCCGCCATAGTCCCAATTTCGTGGGCGAGCTTAGCTTTCTGGTCTTTATCTTCAATAAACTTGTCTAACAGTCCTGAAACAGGACCTATAAGTTGCTGTAGCATAAATAGCCTCCTATCTCTTTGTTAACCCATTTTTGATAAGATGGCTACTAGCATTGCTATTATGGTACCAGCCGCACCGATCAGGATTGTCTCCAAGCGTTTAATCCGAGTAAATACCTCTTTAAATTGGATATGTACCTCAGTCTCCAGCTTGGTCACTCTAGGCTCAATTTCGTCTATACGACGATGGGCATCTCGAACAGTGCGGCTCATAATACATCTTACTCACTTACTTCTTTGGGTTCGTCTAACGACTGCGATAACATGTTTACAAATGCTTCACGGCCTACGTTTAGCTGATCGGCATTAAACTGAAGTTGTCCCAGTTTTCTATCTAAATCAGCAATGTGGTTAACCATCGCATGTTGCTGCTCGGTTAAGTCTTCAATGTTGTGTTCTACATCATTGACAGTAATGGTTTTCTTTTCATTTTTCGCCATTATAAGTCTCCTTATTTTTAAGTTTAAATTACCACGGCAGCGGTTCTGGTTGAGGTGTAACTGGCGGTTGTTTTTCCGCTTCTATTAAACCTTCAACAGTTGCTTCCGTGTTTGTTGTACCGCCTATGCTGTCCCAAACCCAAGCCAAAACTTGCGCTTCAGTCAAATTTGCATAAGGGGTAAACTCGTCACCCTGAACATCCTCAAACGAGGTAATTCCGACTTGCGTTGCCG